AATTAAAGCTAGAACAAGAGATTCTGCTATGGAATTTAGAGGTAGAGTTTATGACTTTATTGAAGAAGTTACTCAAAATTTAAATGATGAATTTGCTTATCAATCTGTTGATTGGGATGCAGTACCTTATTCACCTGGTGGTATTAAAAATGCACCACCTACATATTCTTATATAGAAAATAAATACTTTCCTAACACTGGTGATAAATCAAAAGCAAGAAATACAATACTTAAAATGATAGATAGTACAGACAATGAAGCACCATTAAATACTTTACGTGGTGTAGCTGAAGAAATGGCTGCTGTTAAAGACCCTGGACTTAGAGATTTTGGTGTAGGTGCAGATAGATTTAACAAATGGGGTGCTAGTAATGAAAATACTTTAAAGAATTTAGAGTCAGGTATCAAAGGATTTCAAGCTTGGAAAGCTAAAAAAGGTGTACCAAGAATTATTAGACTAATAAATAAATTACCATAGGAGATATTATGTCAAAAGAATACAAAGATATATTAGAAAAAACATTATGGACATTTGTTGAAGCATTTATCGGTGCATTAACAGTTGCTCCATTAGTTGGTGTAGATGCTGATACAGTACAGTTAGCTGCAATATCAGGTGCGTCTGCAGCTTTAGTAGTAATTAAAGAGTTTGCTAAAAAACAATTAGCTAAACCTGTTAAGAAAGTGAGTAAGTAATGCCTGGACATTATCATAATAAACACGAAATATCTTTAGAAAATAAAGATGAAGAATCTATTGTAGAATCAGGTATTAACTTTGAAAAGATTGCTAGTCATAGTGTACTTACTGATATGGGATTAGTACAAGAACCTGTATCACATGGTAAAAGTGATGGTCAAGTATCTGTTAACTCAGTTGCTGCTGCAGTTGCAGCTCCAAAAATAGACGAACGTAACGTATATACATTAGAAGATTTATAATGGGAAGTCCTAATTACGATAAATTAGTAGGTGAAGGTAAAGCTGGTCTTGGTAAAGACGAACTTAAAAGGCGTGTAAAACAACACAATGCATTAGCTGAGAAAGCATTTGCTAGTGTTAAAGGTAAAGAACAACTTACTGCTGCTGATGTAGCTAACATTTATCGTGGTATTAAATTAAAAAATGATGCTAAATTAATGCAATCTATAGGTGATAAAACATATTCTTTTCCTAAACAAAAAGATAATAAACCTATAATTCCTGGTGTATCTCCTACTATAAATAAAGATGGTCTTAAAAGAGCATGGGATATGACTGTTCAAGGATACAAAGGTACTCAAAAAAAATGGGCTAAAAATATTGCTAAAGGTTACAAAGTATTAGATGCTATAAACTATGGACTACTTCCTGGTGGTGTTAAACCAGTAAACCCTTTTGGTAGTAATGCAGGTAATACTATTACACGTTTAAATAGTTCGCCAACCCTTCCAGTATGGGAAGATAGAAATAAAAAAAATAAGAATACTAAGTTATAGTACTTTCTCTTTTTAGAAATCCTTTTAATAAATCTCTTATAGCTTTACTATGTCCACTTGATTGCCTACCATCATATATATCATGATGCCACTTACATAGTATGGCAACATTATTAATATCATACTTACGTTTTTTGTTGCCACCCATACCTATGCCTTGTATATGTGCTAGCTCTAGCCACTTGTTATCATTACAATAAGCCCACTCACAACGACCACCTGCACGTTTCATAGCTTCTTCTCTTATTGGTGATAAACTTTCCATTATTCTTCTTCTAAACGTCTGTAATCTTTTACATGAGCATCTTGTTGAAACTCTGATTCTAATTGTTCTAGATGCCAATTGTAATCTGCTACAAACTTATCCATAAGAAACCTTAACTTTTTCATATCAGGTTGTACTTTAAATGTATCACTACCACATGCTTGATTAAACTGTGTAGCCCATACTTTTAAATACTTATGGTGTGTAAATATATTTATTTTATTTATGTCTATTTTCGCCATTTATTCCTCTCCAAAATATTCGTCAAACATTTTCTGTTCACAAGATACACATCGCTCTGTGTACATATAATCAGATTTAAATTTTTTACGACAATTTTTACATCTAATATCATACGTATTTGAATCTAATTGGCTACGCCATATGTTCCATTTGTTAGATGTATACGATTTATAATACTCATTCATTAATTAGTTTCCTCCATATACAAGTATCTGTTATTGTAATCTTTCCAACAGTGCTTGCTACTATTCCAATGATGCCATCCATCATTGTAGACTAACCAACTAGCTACAGCTGTAGATACTTTTGGATTAGTCCTATTACTTATTATATCAAGCTTAGGTTTTAACCAAGCCCATGTATTATCATTAAATTGCCAGAGTCCAACATCTGCAGTACCATTTGTGTTCTCGCCTACTGCATCAGGTTTTCCTGAACTTTCACAGTAAATTACATTTAGTGCCTGCAAGATGTCGTCCTCTTTAAAGTACCTTTGTACAAGGTCTGTATGTTCTAACACATACTCGACTTTAGAAGCCACTTCCATACAGTCCCTGTACTCTGGTAATGTATCGGTTGTAATCAACAGGGGTATCATACAACCGACCAATACTTCTATCATTAGCTAATGGTAGCAGCTTTCTTAGTAGGTAATTTAGTACAGTAGTAATGTACTAACCCACGTTTCTTACTAGGTAAGGTAGTAATTTCATAACCTTCTGCTCTAAGATTATGTATTATTCCACCAAACCTATGGCAATGTAGTTCTGCCACAAACTCCCAATTACTAATTGGTTCATCATCAATAAACTCAGTTAATGCCCAAGCAACTAACTGTGTTTTAGATTTAATAAAAGCAGGTATTTCTCTGCCTCTAAAGTATTCAGGTATCATTAGTTTATACCCCATTCTTCAGGTATATCAGAGTTGTCTAACCACCAAGACTTACGCCACTTACCACTATGTCCTCCGCATTTTGCAGGGTCATTTGTGCTACATGTAAAGTCTGGACTTTTATCTGACCTTTTAGAGTTACGATTATCATAAACCATTTCTCCACAATATGGACATTTTAAGTCATCTCTATACTTATTTTGTTGTTCCATTTTATTTACTATTCCTCCTATCACTCCACTAGAATCTTGTAATCCTGGTGTGATATCTTCTGACTCTATACCAACTGCTGATAGTTTTTCTTGTATTGATAAGCTATCAAACTCATCTTGTGTATACTCAACAGGCATATCAACAAGTCTTTCAATCATATCGAAATACTTTGTTAATTGTTTATCTGACCATGTTGTTTTATCAGCAGGATACTTCATAGTAACTGCGTATTGATTAGCAGTACCTATGATTTTGTTTAGAGTTTCTTTATTTTGTACTGATGCAGTCATAGACTGTATAGTATTTACTATAAAGTTTAAGTCCTGCATTAGAATGGTGCTTCATTATTTTCAGTATCTAAGATACTATCCATAATGTCATTCATGCGTTGAACATCTTCCTTACTAGGTTTGTTCTCTTTCTTACGCATATCTACTTTAGTTACTTCAACTTTGGCATCTTTGTCAGCCATTTCTTGAGTGTAACCATCAGTTCCATAAGATGTAGCTTCTTCTTCTGATTGTACTGAACCTGACCATAGCTCTACGCCTAGACCAAATCTCATACATGCACGTTTAAATGCATCAGACTCTGCATCTTTAAGATTAGTACCATCATTAAACTTAGCATTGCCTAGCTTAAATGTATCAACGTCACCGAAGCCATCATAGCTACCCATGCCATCAATTGTTATAGTACCTTTAGCACCGACAATACGTTTTTCACCATTGTATGTACCATATACAGGTTCGCATTGCCATGTGTATTTAACTCCACTGTCCCTTAAACGCTCAACGTAGTGTGCGTGTGGAACATAATCACCAAACTTACCAGCTGGTGCTTTCCTAACTATCTCCTGTGGAAATGGGGATAGTAAGTCAACGTTATTAGTCATAACATTCCCTTCTGTATTTGTTTTTTTCTCATAAAGAGAAAAACAAATACTTCTATTCTTTATCTAAGTCTAATAAACTTCGCAAGTTATGTACCCCTTTTTCTATGGGTACAAGCTTGCACTCGCCATTTATGTTGGTCAGAATAAAGTATGGCTTATCACCTAAACCACTGTACTCTATGCCTGTTAACTCCCAACTAGACTTAGTGTCTATGTTTGTCATAGTATTCATTATAGTCACTTATGTGACAATTTTACAAGGTATTCTGCAGTTACTCCATGATTAGGTTTAGCAAACAATAACCATTGACATGGTCTTCCCATACTCG